GGCGTGTGTTCGTTGTCGGATGTGCTGGAGCCGACTGGCAGCGTGCCGCAGCGGTACTACTTGAGCGCGAAAGCCTGCGCGGGCATCCTGCGCCGCGCCGCGAATCGGGAGCGGGAGTTGCCGGAACCCTTGAGGCTCGAGCTGGAACGGGTGGCTATGACCCTGGGGCCAGTGGAGCCGCAGCGGGCCATCTCGTTCCGGAGGTGGCGCTCCAGTCGGTCAACTGCCCCCGCGAACGGAAGCAAAACGGCATAGGCATCAACGATGACGGCGCGATGTACTCGCTCACGACACGCGACCTGCACGGTGTCATGGTGCCGGACGCGGTGTCCTTCTCCGAGAACCACCGCGGCGAGGTCGTCACGTCTGACGTGGCACACGCACTCTCGACGGGCGGCGGTAAGCCTGGGAGCGGCTACGGAGCCGTGGCGGTCGCCCTCCGGGGCCGCGAGGACGGTGCCGACATCGAACTCGGCGACGATTGCTCATTCGCGCTCCGGGAATCGCAGGGTGGCGGCGACAAGATGCTCGTAATGGCGCAGGGATGCGCGAACGCCGAGATAACCGAAGGCTTCTCGCCGACGCTCACGACGGTCCACGACGGGCCGCCGATTGTCATGGCCCCCGCGTTCAGCAAGCGGCCGGGCCAGCAGATCGCCACACGCGACGACGGCAGCAGCTTCGCGCTCACCACGGGCGAGCCGCCGCGGCTCGCCCGTGCAGGGTACGCCGTGCGCCGACTCACGCCGCTGGAGTGCGAGCGGCTACAGGGATTCCCTGAAGTCGAAGAAACTGCTATAATCACGGTATGCCTCTCAGCCGAGAACACTCAGAGAAATGCGCCTGCGGAGCGCCCAAGTCGCAGGTCGCCAAAGAGTGTCTCGCGTGCCGTCGGAAGCGCGTCACCTCCGTCTGCGCCGTCTGCGGGCATGAGTTCCAGCACACCCCGTCAAGATTGCGAGAGTGCTGTAGCCGTGAATGTGCTACTCAACTACGCAACCGGCGATCTTCAGATACACAGTCTCGGAAGGTGCTTGCTGTCTGCGAGCATTGCGGACGCGAACGCATGGTTTCTCCGACATACCGCGACCGCCGATTTTGCAGCCCTGCTTGCGCGTACGATCACAACCGCGGGGCCAACAACCACTGTTGGCGCGGCGGGATCACCGCAGAGCATGATGCCTTCTACACTTCGAAAGAGTGGAAGCGCGTCAGTGCGGCTGTGTGGGCGCGGGATCGGGGAACCTGCCAGCGATGCGGCCGGCACCACGAATCCCAAGAGCGATCATTCGAGGTTCACCACGTCGGAAGCCGAGCCAAGTTCCCCGAACTCCGACTCTCACCTGGAAACCTTGTGCTGCTCTGTCGTGAATGCCATTGCTTCATTCATTCCCGCCGAAACACTCAGCGCCAGTTCGTTCTCCTTCGCTCTGACAAGGCGTAGCGGCTGGACCGACGTGCCGTGGAACAAGAAGCCGCACGCAGGCGATGGCGTGCGCTACCACGCAATCGGCAACAGCATGGCGGTCAACGTCATGTCCTTCATCGGCCGCCGGATCGAGGCGGCACTGTGAACGTCGGCATCGTCTCCGTTGACTCACTGATTCCGAACCTCGCGCTGATGAAGTACGTCGCCGACGATCGGGCGCACGGGCATCACGTCGAGATCGCCGCGCCGCTGTGGGGCCGGTACGACGTCGTGCGCCGCTCCAAGGTGTTCGACTTCACGCCCGACGATTCGACGCCCTGGGCCTGCGAGGTCGTCAGCGGCGGGACTGGCTACGACCTCACGACGCTGCTGCCGGCCGAGGTCGAGGCGCGCTATCCGGCATACGACTTCTTCGGCTGCACCTACGCGATGGGGCGTATCACCCGCGGCTGCATCCGTCGCTGCCCGTGGTGCGTGGTGTGGCTTCAGGACGGCGCGGTGCATCAGGTGGGAGTGCTGGACGACTTCCTGCGCGGTCAGTCGCGCCTTCGGCTGATGGACGACAACCTGACCGCGATGCCGGACCTGTTCGTGGACACCTGTCACGAGCTGCGCGACCGCGGCACACGCACGGCGTTCGAGTCGCTGGACGTGCGGCTGCTCACGGACGAGATGTGCGAGGCGCTCATGGGCGTGAAGCGGTGGGGCTGCATGCACTTCGCTTGGGACTCGATGAGCGAGGAGAGCAAGGTCGTCGCGGGAATCACCACGCTCAAGCAGCACTACCCGTCGTTGCACGACGTGCTGGTGTACGTGCTCATCGGCTTCGACACGACAGAGGCCGAGGATGTCTACCGAACGGAAACGCTACGATCCCTGGGCGCGATGCCGTTTGTGATGCCGTTCGACAAGACCGACCCCTACCAGCAGCGCTTCGCTCGGTACTGGAACAACAAGGCGATCTCACGATCGGTTGCGTGGTCCGAATACCGCCTCGGCATGGGCCACGGCAGGGCGCTACCATCGAGGACGGAGGCGATGCTGTGATGGACGACTGGCGCATCGAAACGAAGGTGGCCGGCGTGACCTTCGAGGGACGGCAAGAGGTGCTCGCGAGCGTGCGCGAAGGCGACTGGCTGCGCGTCCTTCCTGAGCCGACGAACGAGTACGACCCGAACGCGGCTGGCGTGTGGCGCGTGGACGAACGCGGTCGCGTGCTCCCCGGCCAGCAGTGCGGCTACATCCCGCGCACCGAGGCGGCCGTGCTGCGGCACTCGTTCGCGCAGGACTACGAGGTGTGGGCACATGTCGCCGCTGTCGTTGGCGGTGGCGAGAAGTCGATCGGGCTGCGACTCAACCTCAAGCGGAGGTTGAGCGTGGCAGAACAGAAGGGACGATGATGGACGACCCAAGATGGGAGACTGTTCGATTCGAGGCGACGGTCGGCAAGTTCAGCAAGGCACCGGGAGCGCCGGCGCAGGTACCGCTTGCCTTCGGACCTCAGCATGAGGCTGAGATTCTGCGGCTGGTCGGCTGCAAGGCTACAGTCACACTTGAGGGCTACCAGACGGTCATACCCACCGGCCCGATCGAGGGACAGACCACGCTCGAGGACGCGCAGGCTGCCGCCGAGCACGATGCCGAGGGCGAACCGCTGCCGCTCGTGGCGATGGGCCCGTGCTACCACTCGGCCGAGGAAGTGCCGTCATGCCCGCTGCGCGTCGACGGCGACTCGTGCGGTGTCGCGTGGGAGATGGATCCGCTCATCGACGAGCCCATCCCGTCCACGGTCGCACAGTGCGCCGAAGCCGCGATGCCGTTCGCGGATGACGAGTCCGCTCCCACCGTACCCACGGACGACGGCGAGGAGATCCCGTTCCTGCCGACCGACGACGACGAGGAGGGCGCGGATCTGCCGGACGAGCTGGAAGGTGACGAGGTTGGCGACGCCGTACCCACGGGTGACGTGCCTGAGCCCGCCGTACCCATCGGCGACGACTCTGCCGCCACCGTACCCACCGACGACCTTCCCGGCGCGACCGTACCCACCGGACCCGCCGCGATCTCTGCCGAGGACGCGAGCGCGCTGCTGAAAGCGGCCAAGTCGAAGGGGCTGGGGTCCCTCCACGCTGGCGACGTCGCATATGAGCTCGTGGTGCCGAAGTCCCCAGGCGCGCATCCGTTCCTTACCATCAGCGGCGAGGCGCTGCATGTGGCCGACGCTGACGCGCTCAAGATCGGCACCGTGGCCGGAGTCGTGTTCCGCAACGCGAGCGGCAAGCCGGAGACGCTCACTTGGGGATACACCGCGGCGCCGCGCCCAGAGCGTGGCGGTATCTTCTCCGCGGAGTAGTCGCGCGGCCAGCAAGGGGCGCACGGTCGCAAGCCGTGCGCCCCTCCTGCGTTCTCCGTCGCTGTCGCGTTGCCGTACCCGTCACGCCGCGCGCTTGCCTCTCTGCCGGCGCTTGGCAGCGCGTGCCTGCTGGCGGTCGCGGTCGTTGCGGGCGGTCACGATCTCGCGCTGTAGCGGGCACTCGGGCGCGGGGGTCATGCTGCAACCTCGCCGAGCGCAGCGATCCTCTCGTTGAGCGCATCGCGCTGTGCGGTCAGGTCGGCCAGGTCGAGCGCGCGCACCTCGTCTGCCGTGTAGCCGTCTGCTGCGCTGTCGGCTTCTTCCTTCGCGTACTCGAAACCGTACATGCCCCACAATGAATCGAGCACATGCCCCTCGGGAGTCGTGATGGTGTAGCCGTACACGTCACCCGACAGGTACTGATTCCACTCGGCAAGCTCGTTGCGGAGCTGCCACTCCTCGTCGCCTGACGGCACGCCCAGGAGCGCGGCATCATCCGGCATCGCGACTATGAAGCCGTTCGCGTCCGCGTCGTTGTACGACTCGCGAATGTCCAGACCGCTACTCCCGTAGTCGTGGAAGCGAAGCGGCACTATCGCGTGACCGGCGATCCGGTGCGCCCATACCCACGCGGCTACAGTGTGCGCACTGTCGATCTCGTGCGCGAAGTCGTACCTGTCGCGCCCGGTGTCGAGGTACAGCGTGCCGAGATTGTCCCATTCCGCCGGCGACATGGGCTGCTCGTCCTGGTGGATAGCGACTGTGAGCCCGTTCCGTTCGTACTTCTCCGTGGCTTCCATTGTCCCTCTCCCTCTCGTTGTCACTGCCGCGAGTGCGGCAGCGCCGTACCCGTCCGGTCCTAACCGATCCTCACCGCGTAGCCCGCGAGCGCCAGGAGCGCCGCGGTCAACGCGTACATCACGAGCACGAACACGACCACACCGCACGCGAGCGCGAAGCCGAGCGGCCACGCACGCGCCGGCGAGTGCTGCGGCGCCACCGTACCCACGGCGAGCGCCGCATCGCACGAGCGCACGAGCGGGCACGCGTTCACGGCGATCTCCTCGCACGCGGGCGCGCCGTACACGCCGCCAGGACAGCCGACGCGAGCGCATGGCGAGTGCTGGGCGCTCATCGGTCGGGATTCAGATTGGCGACGGTGTAGGTGCCGTCCGCGATGCGCTGCTCTGTCTCCCGCTTGAAGCCGCTGCCCGAACGATTGAGGAACCCAGCGAGGTAGCGCCGCGTCGTGACTGAACAGTCCCAACGCGGATCGAGCGTGATATGTCCGTCCTTCCCCTCGCGCGCGATCGTCGTCGTGTAGCTCTGGAACGTGTCGCGCCCGTCGTCGTCCGTGATGATGAACTGATTAGGTACCTCACGCCCGCTGCTGCCGTACATGTTGCGTACTCGCATGGTGCTGTGCCTCCTTATCGTCCGGCGTCGGATGGGCTCCGGCGCTCGCGTCTGCGTCCCGTTGCCGAGGCGCAGCCGTGAACGTCGCGCCGCTAGAACGACTGCGCGGGCAGAAGCGTGAAGACGTGGCGGTCAGGCCAGAAGTAGAGCCGTACCGACTCGCCGGCGCGCCTCAGCTCGTGGTAGTTCCCTCCGAGCGCCACGAACTCCGCGCCCTCCTCCTGCTGGCGGGTGATCTCGTCCCGCGACACGCACCCGCGAACCTCTACGACCTTCATGCTCCCCACTCCTTTGCGTTCGTCACTTTCCCGGCTGTGCCGTACCCACGCGCTAGGCGATCTCCGCCAGGTGGCACGCGCTGGCCTCTGTCCTGTTCTCGACCTGCACGAGCACGGCGGAATCGTCGCGTCCGACCGTGCGCCCATAGACGCGCATCGCGTCCACGCCCGCGCCCCAGCGCGCCGCGTCGTCGCAGTAGGCGAGAGCATCCGCGAGAGAGCCGAAGTGCTGCGCCTCGTCCGGCCATTCCTCGTCGCCGTCGTAGACGATGCCCACGGCGTACACGCGCGGCGCGGTGATCTTGGCGGTGAACGGTCCTTGTGCGTCCGTCCATGTGAAGTCGGAACGCGGGACGAACAGGGACGCGGTACCCCACCCGTCGGGCGTGACCTGCACGAACCGCGCACCCTCGCCTGTATGGTCGCGTATCACGGTCCCGAAGCACTCGAAACCGTGCTCGACCCATGCGGCGCGGTCGCCCTCGTTGTGTTCATGCGTCGCTGCTAGTGTCACCTCTGGCGCTCCTTTCGGTCGGTTGACTCTGCACCATGATTATACCCCGTGGTACAACGGTGCAACGAGGCGAATCGGTGAACGGCAGGACGCTACCGTGTCCCCGCGCGTCACGGCACCCCATCCGAACAGGCCGGATGCTCTCGCGTGCGCGCGTGCGCGCGTGCGCGAGCGGGGGCGCGCGCTCCCATGCGCGCCAGGACGCACCCCGCCGGCGGGGATCCCCGGACACGCGCCACGCGCAGCCTGTGGACAAGCCTGTGGATAACTTCGGCACCCCTCACGCGCGCGAGGACAACGCCGCAGGTCAGGACGGGTGCCGTGACCCCCGGCGTCACGGTAGAACCCGCGCCCACGCTCAACGACGCTCACAAACGCTCGACAACGGGTCGAGGGCTCCGGACAAACGCGCAGGTCAGACATAGTGCCGTGACCCCGCAGGACACGGTAGACGCGAGAATCGGGTCGAATCTGGCCTACCGTGACGCGGGAGGACACGGCACCCCTTCCCACCTGCGGGAACTCCTACGCGTGCCCGCGCACGCGAGGGCGCGCCCCCGCGCTTGGTTGCTCTTGACCTGCTGTAGGTCAAGACAACAGAACAGGTCAAGAGCCAGAGCGTATCGAATGTACTTCGTACATTCTCACCGCACCCGGCCCGATTCGCGCTGTACGAGCACCCCGACGACTCGCGCACCCCGCCCCCGCTCGATCGAACCCGCGCCCGCACTTGACAGCGACTCGGCACCGAGGCGCATACTGCGCACCGAGGGGACACGAGAGCAGGACCGAAGCGAAGGGCGCACCCGTGGCAGGTCACGCCAAGACGAGAGCAGCGAAAGAAGCCGCACGCCTCGCTGCGCTCTCGCAGTCGGACGGCAGCACGGGGCAGACGAGCGGCATACTTGGCAGCGGGACCCTCGTGAAAGCGCCGGATGGACGCCCCGCCCCCGGCTCTGGCCTCACACCTGCGGGCGCGCGCGAAGCGGTCAACGCGATCACCTACATGACGAAGGCGGGCAACAGGCGCGCCCTGCGTGACGAGCTCGCGGAACTGCTGGCGCAGGAGCACCCGGACAGGCCAGGCGTACACCGTGCGCGCGTGGTAGCCGAGGCGATGGTGAATCAGGCAGAGGCGGGCAACGTGCGCGCCTTCATCGCCATCGCTGACAGGGTGGATGGCGTGGTCACTCCCGCCGGCGACCTCTCCCGCCCGCTCGTTGACGTGCTGACGCGGCTTGCCGAGCTGCAACGCAAGGCGCTCGAAGCGGGCGTGGTGGAGGGCGTGTGTGTGGAGGATGCGGAAGTCGTCGAAGTAGGGGATGGGTAGCCGTGCCGTGTGCGCTTCTGCTCGTGGGTGTCGGCTTGATCTGCTGGGCGCGAGTCGCCAAGCGGCGGGGGTGGTGGCACTCGTGAGCATGGACAACAGCGCGCGCGAACGCATCAGCACGCCGCAGCAGGAAGCCGAGCGCAAGCGGGCACGAGAGGCGCGGCGCCGGCGGGCGGAGAGTAGCGCACACTCACACGCTGACCCGCTCGCGGCGTGCGGCGTGTGCGTGGGCGGTGACGGGAGAGAGCCGCGCCGGTGCGCTCCGTGCGGGGTGGCGTGGGCGCGTCTGCGGAGCGCGTGAAGGGGCAAGCCGGATTCCCCAGCCGAAAGGCGCGAGCGGAGAGATGCCCCCCTCCTCTGACCGCTGAAAAATCCGCCAAGAAAATCCGACCGGAAGGAGTCGAGGCACATGCAGTCACCAAGCGTCGGTCGACCGGCCGGGTGCTCGGTGGCGCTCACGCTGCTGCTGATGGGCGTCTGCGCGCTCGGGCTGGTCGTCGCGGTGCTGCTCTCGCTTGCGGGGGTGTGACATGACGCGCGCCTACGTGCGTCGCGCTCCCAAGCGGGTGTGCCCCGGCTGCGGGCGCGCGTTCACGGTGATCGCGCTGCATCACTGTACGGCCACGGGGTCCCCGCATCTCGAGGCGGCGTGTGAGGTGCGGCTCGCGATCGTGCTGCACCACCTGCGCCGCGCGGACGCGCTCGCGGCGCAGGGGTCGCCGAAGGGTCGGCTCGCGTCGCTCGTGGACGCGCAGAACGCGGCGCGCGCCCTGGTGTCCGCGCTCGGCGCGCGCATCGCCACCGAGTTCACGGGTACGTTCGCCGAGAAAGGCTGACATGCTCACACCCGCCGAGCAGCGCGAGCTCGAGGAACTCATGGTCATCGCCGAGGAGCGGGTGGGCTACCTCGCCGCGGGCAAGTCGCTTTCCGAGTTCGTGCGGCAGGCGTGGAAGATCATCGAGCCGGACACCGACCTGCTGTGGAACTGGCACCTCGATCTGATGTGCGAGTACCTCGAGGAGGTCACGGAGGGCCGTGAGCACCGCCTCGTGTTCAACGAGCCGCCCCGGTACATGAAGCTGTGTGCGGATTCGACCCCGGTGCTGACGCCTCGCGGGTGGACGACGCATGGAGAACTGCGCGTGGGGGACGAGGTATTCACGCCGTCGGGTGCGACGACCGCCATCGTCGCCGTTCACCCGACGGATGTCGCGGACTTCGAGGTCGCGTTCACGAACGGCGAACGGGTCAAGTGCAACGGCGAGCACCTGTGGACGGTGTACGACCGGACGCGCAAGAAGTGGGTGACGGAGCGGACCGAGGACTTGATGGCGTGCCGATTCGTCGCGCGGACGCAGTGGTCGACGGCGGGCTTGTGGAATGGGCGCGCCCGGTTCCAGTTGCCGGAAGTCTCAGCGTTGGAGTACCCCGAGTCGGAGCAAGCGCTCCCGCCGTACTTCGTCGGCGCATGGCTTGGAGATGGTTCGTCATCCAAGCCCGCGATCACGCGCGACCCGAAGGAGCATGAGGTTGTCGATCGCATCGAGTCCGTCGGAATCATGGCGACAACCGAGCATGTGCATCCGACCGGGACATCGGTATGCACGTACTTCTCGCGCCAGGGCGTCGTCGAGCGCTTGCGCGAGATTGGTGTCTATCGCAACAAGCACATCCCGGCCGCGTACAAGTACGCCTCGCTCGAACAGCGGCTCGAACTCATGGCTGGCCTCATCGACACCGACGGTTCATGCGACGAGAACGGGCGCATCACGTTCGCCAACAGCAATCGTGGCCTCGTTGACGACGTGATCGAAGTCGCTACCGGACTCGGGTGGAAGCCGTACGTGATCGAGGTCGAGACGACGCCGTTCAACGGGTACGGCGGCGGACGCCCGCACTTCCATGTCGGCTTCAACCCAACGCACGACATTCCCGTCGCTCTTGAGCGCAAACGCCCGAAGCGCCGCGCTCTCGTTCGGCGTATCGGCATCCGGTCCATCGAGCGATGCGAACCCGAGCCGGGTAACTGCATCACGGTCGCTGCTGAGGACGGACTCTACCTCGTCGGGCACCAGCTCATCCCGACGCACAACTCGATCCTCGTGTCGGTCATGTGGCCGTGCTGGGAGTGGACGCGCACTCCTGCGCTGCGCTACATCTTCGCGTCGTACTCCGCGTCGCTGTCCACCGACCACTCGCTTCTGCGCCGGCGCATCATCGAGAGCGACTGGTACATGGCGGGCATGGCGGTGTGGGGGCATCCCGGCTTCTCGCTCTCCGGCGATCAGAACTTGAAGATGGCCTACGAGAACACCTACCGCGGCGCGATGGTCGCCACCTCCGTCGGCGGCACCGTCACCGGCAAGGGCGGCGACCGTATCGTCATCGACGACCCCCTGAACCCCGACGAGGCGCTCTCGGACTCCTCGAGGATGACCTGCAACCAGTTCTTCGACTGGACGCTCTCCACCCGCCTGAACGACAAGAAGAACGGCGCGTTCGTCATCGTCATGCAGCGGCTGCACACCGACGATCTCACGGGGCATGTGCTCGCGGGCAAGGGTTGGACGCATGTGCGGATCCCGTGCATCGCGGAGGAGCAGTCCGATCTCGTCGTGAACTTCCCGTCCGGCCGTGTTGTCTGCCGCGAACTCGACTCGCTGCTGTGGCCGGAGCGCGAGGACTGGCCGCAGATCGAGCCTTTGCGCGAGCAGCTCAACTCCTACGGCTTCGCGGGTCAGTACCAGCAGCGGCCCGTCCCTCTCGGCGGCGGCATCATCAAGCGCGAGTACCTGCGGCTCTGGACGCACCACCGCCTGCCGGAAGACGGTGAGGACGTGATGGAACTGCCGAGCGATCTCGCGAACTGGATCCAGTCGTGGGACACGACCTACTGGGACTCGGCGGCCAACGACTTCTGCGTGGGGCAGGTGTGGGCCACCCGCGGCGCGTGGCGGTTCCTCATCGACCAGGACCGAGCGCGCCGGCAGCTCCCGTCGACCAAAGCCGCCATCCGCTCCTTTACGCTCAAGTGGCCCCGCGCGCTCGTGAAACTCGTCGAGCGCACGGCCAACGGCGCCGAGGTCCTGCGTTCCATGCAGGGCGAGATCGAGGGACTCGTCGGAGTGAAAGTCGAGGGCTCCAAGATGGCGCGCCTCATGTCGGTGCTCGGCATCTTCGAGGCGAAGCAGGTCGTCATCCCGCATCCGCGCGAGGCTTCGTGGGTGCCGGACTACATCGCGGAGTTGACGAGTTTCCCGTCGGTGCCGCATGATGACCAGGTTGACTGTTCGACGCAGGCGCTCGAGCGCCTGCGATTCGCGGTGGGCGCTGACACCCCCTACATCGACTCGGTGGACATCGCAGGCCCCTACGCTGCGTTGATGGGAGAGCGACCGTGATACTACGCAGGCAGCACCCGGCCGTGCCGGAGAGCGACCTGCTCTCACTTTCCGCAGGGGAGTTCACACCGCATCAGGGGCAAGCAGAGCCGTCCACGGTCGATGTCGCCGCCCAGCGCGTCGGCTCTCTGGCTCAGGCATCGTGGGGCAACCTCGATGTCCGCATCCCCACCTTCTCCCTCGATGACCTGCCCCAGGCGGTCTACGACAAGATGGAGAAGCACCCGATGGTGGGGCTCGCCGTCGAACTCAAGACGAACGTGATCGCCAACCAGGGCATCAAGTTCGTCCACGCCGATCCGCGCGTCGCCGCCGTCTGCGCGGCTGTGTGGGCGCCGCATCACGCGACCTACATCCGCAACTCGATCAGGACCGGCGTGCATCGCGGGTTCTGCCCGTTCGAGACGGTGTGGTCGGCGGAACTCGGGCGCATCTCAATCACCTACCAGCCGGAGAGCACGGCCGTCGCGGACACGCCGGATGAGTACACGGAACCCGTTACGGAGGACTTCGACGGCAGGTTGCTCGGCAAGCTCAAGCCGCTGCAGCCGGCCAACGTGTACGGCATCCTCATCGACGGCGTGGAGAACTTCTGCGGCTACAAGCTCGTCGCCCCCGCGAACGGAGAACTGAAAGTCGAAGAGGGAAGCTGCCTGCACTTCACGCACAACGCGAGGTGGGGCAACTACTTCGGCGAGGGCGAAGGCAGGCGCGCATACGAGGCGTGGTACTGGCAGAACATCGTCGTGCTGTACTGGGTCCGCTACCTCGGCCGCCTCGCGTCTCCCGTCCCGGTCATCAAGTACCCGAGCGGCTACGTCACCCCGGACAACAAGTCGGCCTCGATCATCGCGCAGGAGATGGGGACGGCGCTCGTCAAGGGCGATCTCCCCATCATCACGCTGCCGCTGTCAGGCGACGCGACCTCTCTGCAGTGGGACGTGGACTTCCAAGAGCTCAAGTCCGACGTGGACTTCCTCAAGGCGATCGAATACTTCAACGGGCAGATCCTGCGGGCGCTGCTCATGCCGGACTCCGTGGCGACCACGCAGGGGCTCTCCGCGAACCGGAGCATCGGCGAGGTCCACCAGGACTCGTTCTACGCCGCGTGCGACGGATACATCGAGGAACTGGCGCAGCCTCTGAACAAGCAGATCGCCCCGCTGATCGCCCTCTACAACTTCGGGCCGGATGTCATCCCTCCCACCGTCGAGATCCCGCCCATCGACAGCGCGCGCACCGAGACGATCCGCCAGATGGCCGTCAATGCCGCGCGCGCCGGTTCGCTGCCGGTGGACTGGTCGGCACTCGACAACATCGGCATCCCGGTGGACAAGAAGGCGCTCGCCGCCCATGCGGGCGGAGGTCAGACAGGTTCGGCGGCCACGCTGAACCCGACCGATCCAGGCAAGGGAACCGCCTCGATCGAGGCGGAAGAAGCGGAAGTCCTGCACGAGCAGATGCTCTCGATGGCGGAAGGACTCGGCATCACGGGGCTGCGCGATGTCGCGCACGACCTGAAGATGCGGCTGGCGGCGCTCGGTGCCTGACACCGTTGTCGGTTACGGGCGGTTCGATTCCTACGAGCGCCCGCTCGCTCTGGCGGCCGATGTCGTGGCAGCGGCAGGTCCCCTCGCGTTCCGGCGCCCGCAGTCGGCGCACGAAACCGCTCACGGTGACATCGCGCGCGTCCAAGCCGACTTCGATGCCTCCGAGATCGCTGTGGCGAAAGCCGCCGCGCCGATCGTGAAGCGCATCGTCGCGCAGCTCGCTGACGAGGCTTCCGCTCACATGAACGCCACGGATCGCGGTGCGCTCGCCGACCTCTCGCCGTCGTATGTGGCCGAACTCGCAGCCGCGATGAACCAAGCGGCGCTCGTCGGGGTCGACTACGGCAGCCAGCAGATCCTCGACTGGCAGACCAAGACACTGCAGTTCTCCGAGGCGACGAGTCCGAAGAAGTCGCGCGTCACGAAGGGACTTGCTTCCCTGGCCGGCTCCGCCCTGCTCGTCTCACAGAGTCTCGCGGATCGCATCACGCTGGCGGTCCGTACCGCAGCGGCGCGTCGTGCGCTCCATGACGAAGGCTGGACCGACGAAGACCTCTCCCAACTCGACGACATCGCCGCCGGTTACACCGTGACCGCAGCGACGACGCTCGGTAGAGAGGCGATGACGCTCGGAAGGATGCTCGAACTGGCCGCTCTGGTCGCAGTCGCTGCACAGGTCGCGCAAGCACCCGCAGCCGTGGCTCCAGGCGAGCCGTCACCGGAGGGCGAACCTCCTGAGCATATCCGCGTCATCGCCTCTCTCGTCCGTTCCGAGGTGCTCGACAACGACACCTGCGCGACCTGCGCGGAGCACGATGGCGATGTGTACTCGGACACCGATCCTGATGCCGTCGGATCGCTCGAAGAAGGGCTCGATGCCGTGCCGGACCCTGATTGCGACGGGGTTCTTGGCGGAAACGTCTGCCGCGGTGTTATGATTCCGGGCGACTAGGAGGTAGCGCGATGCCGCATTGGAGCGATGTGCTGAGGCTCTCGGACGACGAGGGCACACCTGTCTGCATCACCGCCGCCGGCACGTTTCCCGCCGACAAGGTGGGGCACCTGCCTGAGTGGGCGAAGGGCGGCTCTCCGGGCACGATGACGATTCCCGAGTCCGCGCTCGACGAGATGATCCAGTCCTTCGACGAGAAGGACCTCGGCACCGACGTCATCATGGACGACGGCCACCACGCCGAGGACAAGGCATCCGGCATCTTCAAGCGCTTGTGGAAAGACACCTTCAAGGCGCCAGATGGAACAGAGCATGTCGGCCTGTTCGGATCGGTCGACTGGACGAGCCTCGGCAAGCAGCTCATAGGCGACAAGCAGTACGGCTACTCGTCCGCGGTCATGGGTCCGGTCGGCAAGGGCGGCCGCTTCATGCTCCGCAGCGTCACCCCGACCAACAAGCCGGTCCTGCGCATCCTGCCGCGTCTCGCGCTCGAGGAGGCACGCATCGAGGGAGAACTCGGTGCGGACGCGGCGATCGCGCTCGCCGAGATCGAACCGGAGGCCATGCTCGCGCTCTCCGAGGTCGACTTCGTGGAACTCGCCCATCAGCAGGCGATGGCATCCGTCGGCGGGGAACTGCACCCCGCGTCCGACTTCGCGTACACACCGGACCTGAGCAAGCCGGGTTCGTGGAAGTTCCCCGTCTTCGACCGGGGCCACGCCGCAAACGCCGCGGCACGTTTCAACCAGGCCGCCATTCCCGAGGCCGATCTGCCGGCCGTTCGTCGGAAGATAGCGGCGGCGCACCGCAAGTTCATGCCGGACACCCCTCTGCCGGATGTCCTGCGAGCCGAAGAAGACGACAAGCAAGCGGAAGGAGTACAGCCCATGCCTGACGACAAGCAGGCGCTCGAACTGGCGGAAAAGAACGCCGCCGATCTCGAAGCACAGACCCTCGAACTCGCCGAGGTCAGGGCGCAGGTCGCCACCGAGCAGAAGCGGCTCCGTGGCATCTCGCTCACCGCCGACGCGAAGGTCGCGCGCGCTCTCCCCTACGACGCGGCGACCATCCAGAAGGTCATCGAACTGTCCGAGGCGACCTACGACGAGACGATCAAACTCGCCGAGGACGGCCCGGACGTGCGCGTGTTCGATGCCGTGGTCGACATCATGTCCAAAGCGGTCCCAGTCGTCCACACGAAGGCGCTCGGCTTCAAGGAGTTCGAGAAGTCCGATGAGACGAAGCCGGGGACGATCTCGCTCGAGGAGAGCAAGAAGATCATCGCCGAGCAGTACAAGAACGATCCCGCCAAGCGCGACGCGATCATCGCCCGCCTCGAAGAAGAAGGGAAGGCATAGATCATGGCCGACGTCACTTCTGACTACCCGAGCATGAGCCGCGGCGCTTTCCTCGTCGTGGCCGATCACGCCACGGCGAACACCACGATCCTCAACGGGATCATGCTCATGCGGACCACCTCATCCGGCCTGATCCTGCCGGGTGCCGACACCTCCGGCTGCACCTTCGCCGGCTGGTCGAACTCGCACGTCACCGCCGTCAACGACGGAACCAACCCGGTCGTCTCGATCGAGCAGACGGCCGACCGCGTGATGGACTCCTACAACTCGCTGACGCAGGCCGATGTCGGCCGCGCGGCAGAGGTGTTCATCAAGGACAACCACACCGTCGCCGCGACCGGCTCGACCAGCAACCAGGTCAAGGTCGGCATCATCGTACCCCCGTTCATCTCCGCAACGAAGTGCTGGGTCCGTCCGACCTCAGCCCGATAACAAGGAAGGGAGTTGCAACCCATGCCGAACTACGACTACAGCGGTCCGCACACGGGCTCCTCGTTCGATCAGTTGCCCGCGATGTTCACGGCGTTCCGCGCCGCGTTCGACGAGGAACTGGGGGCGTCCCTTTCCTTCGATCGCTCCCCGTTCGTGCTCAAGCATGACCTGAACGGCGGCTTGGTTCTCGACCTCGAAACGGTCCGCGGCATCGCGATAATGAAGCTGTGGGCGGGCACGAAGGTCATCGAGGACGCCCTCAAGGGCTTCGGGAACATCATCAAGACGATCCGCTGGGAAGCCACCGAGCGGATCAACCGCGACGAGTACAACTCCAACCCGAACGGGCTGGGGCTCATCACCCCCAAGATCGCCGGACTCGCCGACGAAGCGCAGCAGCACGCGCTCCGCATGTTCGCCGCCACCCTCGAGGCCAACGCCGGCAGCGTTTCGGCGCTGACGACCCTCGGCATCGAGACGGATCTCGCGAACTACCTCGGCGGGTTGAACTGCCTGGACGGGACGCCGCTGTTCTACGCTTCGCACCCGAAGATGAACGGCGACACCTACTCCAACATCACGACGTCCGCGCTGTCGACCGCTTCTCTGCTGGCCGCGCGCATCGGGATGGGCAAGTTCTCCGACGAACTGCACAACCGCCGCGTCGATGGCCGTCCGACGACCCTCATGGTCCCGATCGACCTTGCGGCGAAGGCGGCGCAACTCGCCGAGGCCGAGTACGACCCCGAGAAGTCGACCCGCACCCCGAACCCGAACAAGGGTTCCCTGAGCGTGGTCGTCAACCCGTTCCTGCTCGACCCGAACAACTGGTACCTCATCAACGGCCGTCGCGCTCAGATGAAGCCGGTCGTCGAGGCCATCACCTACCCGTCGCACCTCGTCCAGCAGGCGAGCCCCGAGGCGGAGAGCGTCTTCATGCGCGGCGATTACCTGTTCGGCGCAGAGGGCCGGTACGTCATGGTTCCGGGCCACCCCTTCACCTGCTACGGCGGAATCGTCGCCTAGAGAGGGCTGATGCAGATGACCCTCTACGATCCCACGGGAGACGACACCAACGGCCTCGGTACCACCGCGTACAAGGTCGATCAGGTGCAGGCGCAGATCAACTTTGCCGGTCAGGTTCCCGGCACGGAGACGGACGGCTCGCTCATCACCACGAACGCCGTGTGGGTGGGCTTCCCGAACGCCGGCCAGTGCGCGGCCAAGTTGCTCACGAAGTCGACCGCCACGAGCGGTGACTTCGCGTGCTTCCGGGCGCGCGGCCGTGCCGATGCCGCTGGCAACGCCGAAGGTGTCAACGCATCGGCATCCGCCGGCGCGAACAACTACGGCAACCTCTGCGGCGTGTACGCCGCGGGGCAGCCGATGGCCTTCACTCAGGCCGGAGCAGCCAACATCGTCTGCGGGATGCACTCCGTCCTCGACGACACGGCCGCCGGAACCTCGGCGGGGCGCCGCTGGTCCGCATGGGTGGACGACCACTCGATCAACAAGGCGGCCGCAGGGCACTTCCTGCAGCGGCTTTCGTCCAACGGCACCGTCGCGATCGACGGCGTGTTCACGATCTACCAGGGCGGTCGTACTCCGGCCCTCATCAACTTCGAGGACGTGTCCGGCTCGCTGTCCGCGCAGTCGGGTGGGTCGCTCACGATCACGCACAAGATCGCCTGCACCATCGCCGGTGTCGGCACCGTCTACATCCCCGTCGGCACGATCTAGGAAGGAGGACGCGACCATGCACGAGGACCACATGAACGGCGAAGTCCCGACGCACTGGGAGGACAGCGTGCCTCCGATCGCAGAAGGCGAAGTCAAGGCCGAGGCCGCACCGAAGCCGAAGGCCGCACCGAAGCCGAAGGGCAAGAAGAAGGAGTAGTGAGCCGCATGGTGATCGACCGCTCTGTCCTCGAGGCGACACTCGCGCAACTCAACGAGCGCGTGGCCGATCTGGAAGGTCAGATCAACACGACGCTCGGTGCCGCGCAGCAGACGCAGCGGTTCCTCGCCATGCTCGACGCTCCTGAACCCGTACAAGCCGCACCGGACCCTGGGGCTGCATCGCAGCCCCAGGGTGTGCCGGATGCTCCTGCGAAGGGATCGAACCGATGAGCTGCAGCAACCTCGCCGAGTTCAAGGCGGCACAAGTCACCACCGCTTCGCTCGCTGATGTGCTCAACGGCAACGGCGATGCGTTCCTCGGGCCGCTGTTCAGCACGGGAGCTCTGTCCTACATCCTTACGACCGGCGATGCCGTCGGCGGGTGCGACTACTCTGTGTTCGCGACGAACGAGGACCCGAGCAGCGTTGCGAGTCCTCATTGGGCGCCGGTGCTCAACTCGTCCGGCTCGGCAGCCGCGGGTACGGTGGCCGCCAGCACCACGGCCGTCATCTTCGACGTCGACCACGCGCACCACACCGCGTACAAGGTCCAGGTCAAGTACCACACGAGCGCGAACGCTCAGAGCGTGACGCTCATCGGCGTTGCGAAGGGATGATCGGGATGTCCGAACTGCAAGCGGAGATGCGCGTCACCTCTACCCTGTCGGCGGTCGTGCATCACGCTGACGAGACCGTCGAGGATCTCGGAGTCATCTCGACCAGTCAGGTCGAACCGAAGAAGACATCAGCCGTCGTGCGGCTGTTCGATGTAGCGAGAGGAGTTCATCATGGCCGTAGGTGATGTCACTTGCACGGCGCTGGCTGGTTGGATGGCGGACGGCCTCGTGCAGGCCGCCTGTCTCGGTACCGTGGCGACCCCCGCGTTCCAGATGCAGACCGGCACCGGCACCACCACGCCCGCTCAGGCCAACACCGGCGTCGAGTCCGCGATCTCCGGCGCAGGCAAGGCCGCTCCGGGTTCTCCCACGCTCACGCACACGACAGGTACGGCGACCATCGTGCTCGTCGGCACAGTCGTCTACACGGGTGCCACCCCGACCGTCGCCGTCACCGAGCAGGCCACGTTCGGAGCGACCGGCAACGCGGTATCGCACCACGTATTCGCCGCCATCAACATCAGTTCGACGGCGGACACGATCACGTTCACCGAGACGCTGACCATGAGTCCTGTCGGCCCGTAGCAGGGGAGGCACCATGCCCGATCGCCTCGTCGATCCCGTGCCCATCGGTATCGACCCGCTCCCGGTCGTGGAGCCGTCCGTGTCCGTGCGCTTCTTCACCGCGCCCATCATCCGGTTCCTGCGTCCTGACGGCACCGAGTCGCGCACCACGGCGTTCGACCGTCCCGTGTTCGAGACGTGGACGTATGTGGACGAGAACGGCACCGAGCGTCCCTACGACGTGCCGGTGCC